GATGAAGAAGTCGATGAAGAAGTCGATGAAGAAGTCGATGAAGAAGTCGATGAAGAAGTCGATGAAGAAGTCGATGAAGAAGTTGAAGATGAAGTCGAAGATGAAGTCGGAGATGTAGTTGCTGATAATAGCGATGATGAAGAAGTTGAAGACGAAGTCGGAGATGTAGAAGATACAGATGATAATTATCCTCTTCATAATATTTGGAATCTAAATCAACATATTGAATGGTTGAGAACATTCTTTTAATTATTTTATTTATGAAAAAAATGAAATTTAAAATTTTAATTTATATTTCAAATCAATATAAATTAAACATGCTACTATTAACACTTTTATTATTAGCAACACCTGAGAATTATCATCCAGATTCTTGTTCTGTTGAAAAATACGTTTTCTCGTTTGTGAAAATTGGTAACGAATATAAAGTTCATGGACTGTGGCCTGATGAATGTCGTCAATGTGAAACATGTGGGTATCCAACATGTTGTAATATGAAAAGATTTCAAAATACAACATTTCCGAAAGACAAACAATTTTTAGACGAACATTGGTTGAGTGCGAGTGTTCCTCATCCAATTCACACATGTGGAACAACAGCATCAACACTAATAGAACATGAAGTAATAAAACATGCTTCATGTATGAATTTACATGTGGATGAATACATAGAAATTGTTAAAAAGTTATTTTACAAATATCATGATTATGTATCACAAAAATGTCATAAAGTATGTAGTCTAAAATTAGATGAAAAATATGTTATAATAGAATAAATTTATTTATCACAAGAGCAACGATAATAACCGCGACAATCACATAATTTTTTATTTTCAACTGTTTCCATATTTTCTTGTTTCGGACGTAACATGAAAAACGAAATAATCAAAAGAAGAATAATCAATAAGACAATTAATGAAAAATTCATATATATTAACTTAATAAAAAATTATTAGTGTATTGTATAGATGTATGCGGATGTTTTATTTGATAAAGGAATAAAAAGATACAAAAGTTGGAATATATTTAACAGAAAGAATAATTACGAAATAGCGAAATTGCATTTTTGCAAAGCTGCGGAAATATATAAAAGTTTAAATAATAAACAAAAAGCCACCGAATCTTATTTTCTAGCATATAAATGTTCCAATGATACTGATGAAAAAATAAGAATTTTAGTAGAAATAGCAAATACAATATATATTGAAGATTATAAAAAAGGAATTGAATATATGGAATTAACAATTCCAATATTATTAGAACTAAATCAAATGAATATTGCTGCAAAACATTTAGAACAAATAGGTGATATGTATTATTATCATTCGGAAATTAAAGAAGCTGGTAAAAAATATGAATTAGCGAACGGATGTTACAATCAATTAAATAAAAAATGTTTATTGAAAATAGTAAGAATTAAAATTATTGAAGAAAAATACATTGAAGCAATTCACATATATCATGTTTTATTAGAACATTGTAATGATAATATTTTATATATCAATTATTTGAACGAATATATTATGAATATTATTTTACTAGAAATATGTCAGAATGGAATAGATAATATTCAGAATGACATCCATTTATATAAAAATAAGTATGAAATATTTAAAAAATCTTACGAAAAAAGAGTTATAAAACACTTGATTCAAATATTAATCGATAAAAAAGAAGAAACACTGAGAAGTATGATTATGAATGCAATACATACAAAAATGATCTCGGAAAATACAATCAATATACTAATGAAAATAAAAGAAAAAATGAAAAAAGAACTATAACTAATAAAAATAATTAAAAGATAATAATGGAATATTTGGATACAAATAGTATAATAAAAATTTTAATGTTATTACCAGAAGAATTACGAAATATAAAACAAATATCAAAATATCTGGAAAATATTATAGAACAAAATGAAGTATTAAATAATATAATAAAATATGGAATAGATGAAAATTCATATCGTATATATGCTGTGAATGGTAATTTACAACTATTAAAATATATGTATCATATGTACAATATAATTCCAGAAGATATAATAGAAATAGTTGTAAGATTTGGATATTTGGAATGTTTAAAATTTTTACTCAAAAATTTTAATAGAAAATATTCAATATATTTCAAAAATAAAATATGTAGTTATGCATCATTGAATGGACATTTAGAATGTTTGAAATATTTAAAAGAAAATAAATTTCAGATTACGAATGAAACAATATATAGCGCAGCAGAAAATGGTTATTTGGAATGTTTAAAATTCTGTTTGGAAAATATAAATGATAAAACAAGAATAGATCACGTTGCATGTAATAAAGCTGTGATAAAAGGATATTTAGATTGTTTAAAATATGCTTGTGAAAATGGATGTAGTTATGATGGATATACCTTTGGAATTACAGCAGCATATGGACATCTAGAATGTTTAAAATATTTACACAGTATTAAATGTCAATGTTTTTCAACATTATGTCAAAATGCTGCTGAAGGAGGACATATCGAATGTTTAAAGTATTTACATAATGTGGGATACCAAATTCTAGTTAAAAATAATTACGAACTTAGATCTTTAATTGTAAAATTAATAAAAGACAAACACAAAGAATGTGCGACATATGTATTAGAACATTATGTAATTGAATAATTTTTTTATGAATGTATTTTATATGGATTACCAAGAAAAATATTTAAAATATAAAAAGAAATATTTAGAATGTAAGGAAAAGTATATCATATGTAATATAGAACAAATGAAAAACAGTGAAGTGATTGGGAAAGGTAAATTTGGTATGATTGTCTTACCGAGAAATAATAATGAAATTGTCTATAAATTACTATTTGGAGAGAATTGTGAAAAAGCATATAATGAATATAATATGCACAGTGTTATTTATGACCATTTACAAAAATTCTCAAATTTAGATGAATTAGCATATATTCCAAAACCCAGATGTTTTAAAAATATTGCTGAAACTTTTCCATATATAGTTGATGATAAAACAACAATTAATGTTAATTGTATATATGGGATGGATTATATGAAACAACTACATTATGAAGATAATAATAAAATAGATGAACAATATTATCAAATACAACTCGGAGATAATCCAGAACACATTATTGGATTTAGACCCAATTTTGAGACACAAGGATATTATTTGGGAAATATAGAAGAATTAGATAAAGTATTAGAGAAAGTAAATCCTTTATACAATACAAAAATAGATTCATTCGATATAATACAAAGTATGGGACATACGTTTGCTTTAATATGGTTTTCAGCAGGATATTGTCCATATGACATCCAATTTATATTAACTGAAAATAATGGAAAAATAAAAGTAGCATGTTATGATTTTGGAGAATATGTTAAAATTGATGAAATAAATAGTGATGAAATAATTTACGAAATATGTAATATTTTAATAAAAAAAAGTGGATATTTGATGTTTGCTTTGGATCCTGAATATCCAATTTTGAAGGATAAATTTTTACTTGGAATGCAAAAAATAGTTATACAAATAAATAAAGAAAATATTAATAAAACTTTTGAAAAATTTAAAATTATTCTTACTGAAATGTTGGAACATTATTATGATGAAGAGATAGAATCATAAATATTGACTAATTTGTTGCAATAAGTTATTATCATAATGAATAATAACATCAGAAAGATTTTCAACAGATGTTGAATGATAATCCATTGGAAGACAAACAAATGTTTTAAATCCAAGATTATAAGCATAACCAAATTCAATAGCCATACCACCAGCAAAAATTTGGTCATTATCGACGAAACAAAGATATGCTTCACATTTTTTCATTTCATCAAAACAATGAGTAAATATTTGTTTAACAGAATAATTATTTTGTTCATAAAAATCAATAAAATAAAGATTACAAAAAACATCATGTCCATATTTTTTTATTGTTTCAACAATTGGATCAATAGTTTGATGGATTTTTACTAATTCAATGTTTGTAAATTTATAACTGATGAAAAATTTCATTGATAAGAATAAATAAATTATTTTTATGTATCAATAAATTAAACATTTCCACACAATTGTGTCTTCATTTTAATACAATAACATAAGTTAATCGTATTGATAATAGCAATATAGAGTAATAATACCACAATGAGAATAACACAGCCGAACAAAATATAGAGATATGGAATATATGTATCTATTTTTTGTAAAATTGGATCAGTAATTTGTTTTCGAATAATTTGTGAATCATTAAATTGTTTGATGAACTCTGTTATAATTTCATCTTTTTTATCTAAAAATGGATCCATGATTTGACGTTTTATAATTCCAGAGTCTTCGAGTTCTTTGAGAAGAAATTGTGTATTATTTAAAAGAACATCTGTTATTTGTTCCTGAACAATTTTGGACTTTTTAAAGTCATCAATGAATATATCAGTTTTATTCAAAAGAACATCTGTAATTTGTTTTTTGATAATATTAGATTTTTGTAATTCATCAATAAGAGAAAGAGACATATTTGCGAAAGTATTATTTAAGTATTTAAGTAATTCATTAAAATAATCATCAGTTTGATTCAACAGAATATCTGTAATCTGATCTTTAATAATTGACGAATTTTGAAATTTATCAAATAATAAAGTTGATACATTAATTAAATTATTATCGAAATATGAAATTAATTGATTAAAATAATCATCAGTTTGATTCAAAAGAATATCTGTAATCTGATCTTTAATAATTGATGAATTTTGAAATTTATCGAATAAAAATTCTGTATTATTTCGTAATTGTTCTTGAATAATTTGTTCAATATTCAAATCCGGTAAAAAGATATTAATTGGTTGATTAAAAAGAATGGTTTCTTTATTTGGTAAAAGTATCGGAAGTGTTTGATTTATAACAATAACAGCCAATGAATTACCCATATGAATTTATATATTTAATAATCAAGCTTATATAAAAGAAAATTCAATTTTTCAAAAAAATGAAAAATAAACATTATATTATCAAAATTTTATTTATAAAATATCAAATAAAATGGAACAATTGCAAGAGATAAGAAAGAAGCAAAATGAAAGATATAATAATCAACGGAATGAAGAGAAACAACAAAAATCAAATATTGAACATATCAATATTCAAACTATTGAAGAAATAAAAGATCATCTCAAAGAGATAGGATATAAAATTCATAATTATAAAAATATAAATGATTTATCAAAGAATATCGAAAAAGTTAGAGAAACATTGGATAATAATATGAATAAATTTCAAGAATATGATGTTGATGATGTGAGAGAAACATTTAATCGAATAATGATACATATGCAAAAACAAATTATTAAATTTACAGCAATTAGTAATATGGAAAAATATAACATGCAAAAAATTCAAACAGACATTAAAAAAATTTTACAATTGTTGAATTTGTCAGTTGATATTATCGAATTTGACGTTCAAATGGATACAACCGAAGATGAGAATATAGCTAAACAGTTATTATTTGATGAACTTCCAATGAATGATCTACCATCAATTCTTGCCGATCAACTTTCAGCAATTTTTGTTACTAATTTTTAATTTTTTTATCACGAAATAATTCCATTAGGAAAAACAACTAAATCACTAAACTGATCATTATCTAAACCACATTTAGAAGTCACATCAATACAAAATAATTTACCCAACATTTTTTTACAATAATCAAGAATAAATGTTGTATCAACTTCTTCTGGTTCTATGATACCTTTATTTGGATTTTGTATCATCCATTCAATACAAGATAAAATACTGATACCAACTTGCATACATGTGACATTAATTTCTGGGAATTTATTTTTAGCTATTTCATTAGACATGATACTACCAATCCAATATCTTTTTCCAGCAAGTTCAGTTGTATCATTTTTATTACCAAAGAAAACAAGGCAACCTACCGAATCATAACCACTGATAATTTCATCAGAGCGGAGAACATGTTCATTTAATGGGAGGAAATTGGAATCTAAACAATAATCTAAATAATGACTCATTAATTTAGCATTATCAGATACAAGATAAGAATAATAAACTGTTGGACGATATAGAATTTGAGAATTATTTTTAATTTGTAGAAATTGTGCCAAAGAGTAACACTCTGCGTGTGGAATACAATATCCTGATAATCTACCACCTTCTGGTTCATAAGATAATGTTCGTAATTGATTTCCGTGTAACCGAAGATAAATTTGACAGGTATCATTTAGTTTGGAAGTATCGGCATTTGATGGAAGTTTTTTTTCATGAGTACCCCAAGAGATTTCAGCACCTAAAGTTGCTTCATCAACAAAACCAACAACAGACCAAGTATTACAGAATATTTTTTCTGTTGTGATGACATTAGAAATTTGAGTATCTCTTTCAGCAATTTGAATTAATGTTAAACCTAAATTTTGAGCAACATGATTGTATTTATTTTGTTTTAATAAATCAATATTATTTGGATTTTTTGATTTCATTGCAAGTTGAGATAGAAGATATTTAACGAAATGAGAAACCAACCCAGGATTCATACCATGATTAAGAACAGCGGTCATTGGTGTTTTGTCATATTTAATTCCATTCATAATTTTCTGTTTAACTTCGAAGATAGTAGAATTTGAATGAACCCAACTATCAAGCGCTGTAGTAAGATAAACACATTTATATTTTTGGCATTCATTAACAATATCTAATGTACTGATGCGATATGCGGCTTCTATAACAATCGCATTTTGTTTAACATATTTTTTGAATAAACTTATATAATTATCTTGTTTAACATGAGTTTTAATATAAGTAGTTTGCATTTTTGATGAAACTAAATTAAATGTTTCACTGGATGACAAATCCTTTGGCTCAAAAATGACAACTGGAAGAGTTTGTAATTTAGATGAACTATTTAATAATATTGTTATAAACGATTTAGCAATAGCACCGAAACCAATTATGACAATTTGCGATGGCTCCATATATATTAAGAGCACAAATTTTTGATATTTATAAAAATATCAAAAAATATTTATTCATTCATAAGAACTATTTCGTGTAAATCAGGATGATATAAAAGAGTACAAGTATCTGGTAATGCTTTAGCAAAATTTGGATCCTTTAATCTAGTGAGAATCATGTCCATAACTATACTAAAATCAACATAATTCGGAATTAAATATGTAATATTTTTATTAGTGACATTTTGAATAGTAGTGTTTTTAATAATTGTTGTATTATTATTTTCATTTTCTTTCTTTATTGGAATCAGTGGTTCTTTAACATGACAATATTTGATATGTTTTTGACAAACTATTTTCCGTTTATAATTATTCAAACAAACAGGGCAAGTAAATAAACCCTCTGGCGTTTCAACAATTACGTATTTAGTTTCATCAATAATTGGTTGTGTATCTTCTTCAACAGGTTTATCAGATTCAATAATATATGATTCTTTAATTTGTTCATCAGAATCAGATTTTTCAACTGGAATACATGGAATTTTCTTTTTCAGATGATAATTGTAACCATTTTTTGATTTGAAAGCTTTATCGCATTTGGGACACAAGTAGATAGGCATTGTTATTATAATATTATATAATTTAAAAAATAAATAAACACAATAAATAAAAAATGAAATTTTGAATTCATAAAAATAAAACCATATCAAATATTATAATGATAAAATATTACTGTAAATATTGTAATTATAAAATGCAACGCTGTGATGTTTTTCCAGCATACGTTAAAACTAATGTTTGTTATTTTGATTGTATGATTTGTTGGAGATTAAGTGTAGTAGAAAAATCGAAAAATATATTGTATAAAATATTTAATGTGAAGAAAAAGATATAAAAAAATTATATGATATTATTCTATTACTATGATGCAACAAATTAGGAAAAAGTATAAACTAGACACGAGCACTTTCATCGAGCCACTTCAATTATCGGAAGATAAAAGCAATAATAATAACAACAATCCTCCAAAAACAAATGACCTTCCGAAATTAAATCCAGAGTCTATTAAAGATTTTATTATATTTTTCCAACCACCAATGACATCCAGAAAGAGACAACGTGATGAAGATGATGGAAATAATGGAGATGATGATGACCATACCAATAAAGATGATGAAATTACAGAACCTGGGGAAATAATAGATTGTGATAAATCAGATTGCGATCATGAAGAATGGTTAGATATGATGAGAACCGATCCATTTGATGATGAATTAAAATCAATTACTAAGGTAAAAGATATTAATGATTTAATTAGACTGGGAAAATTATATCATTGTAAGAGAAGAACAACGTACCAAGGAGTTGATTTAAAGAGATTACATCATTTAAGAAAGCCATTAAATAAATTATCAAGAATGATTGGTATGACCAAAATCAAAGAAACTGTTGTTAATCAAATTGTTTACTTTTTATCCGGATTACAATCTGGAAATGAAGACATGATGCATACAGTAATAGAGGGACCACCAGGTTGTGGTAAAACAGAAGTTGGAAGAATATTAGGAGAAATTTACCGAACGATGGGATTATTAAACAGTGATATTTTCAAGATTGTTAAACGTTCTGATCTAATTGCTAAATATTTAGGACAAACTGCAGCGAAGACACAGGAAGTAATTGACTCGTGTAAAGGAGGAGTAATGTTTATTGATGAAGCGTATTCACTTGGAGATAATGAAGGTAGAGATTCATTTTCCAAGGAATGTTTAGATACACTCAATCAAAATTTATCAGATAACAAACATAAATTTTTGTGTATTATTGCCGGATATACAGGAGCACTTGAAAGAAACTTTTTTTCATTCAATGAAGGATTGAGAAGAAGATTTACATTCAAATATGTGATAGAGAAATATAATGCTGAAGAATTAAAAGATATATTTTTATTAAAAGTAAAAGATATGGGATGGAGAATTCATCAAGAGGTTGATATTAATGAATTTTTCAAGAGAAATTATGAAAAATTTCCGCATTTCGGAGGAGACATGGAAACACTATTTCTAAATATGAGAATTTATCATGGTAGAAGAATATTTTGTTTAGATAAAGAAATACATCGCAAGATATTGAATAAAGAAGATTTTGAAGAAGGAATGAATATATTTGCCGGACATCGTAAGAATCATGCGAAAGACGAAGAAATGAAAAAGATGAAACAATTTTCCATGTATTTATAAAAAATTATGAATAATTTCATGTATTTATAAATAGATAATTTCACATTTTACAAATTATATTCATATTTTATAATATACAAAATATGGAAAGCAGTTTAATGATGATAGCACATGCACTAGTAATTGGAGTTATTTTATATCTAATTATGATTTATGGATTAAAGCAACAACAATCAGTTGCACAAGATAGAACAATTGTATTATCAGCAATTATTTTAATTTATATGATAGTATTTGGTCACGGATTACCAACCAAAATAAATAAAAGTTTTAAATTTTAATTATGTAATTTAGGCATTGGAGAATTTTTTGTATAGATTATAATTTTGTATTTTTTATCATTGATAATTTTTTGTAATTTATCAATATTTTCATTAGCATTACAATAAATAGCAAAAACATATTTACGAACAGAGATTGGTTTGCTGAAAAGAAATTCATGACCAAGTACTCCAGAAGGAATTGATTTTGGTGGATTCTTTAAGAATTTTCTGATTTTAGTTAAATTTTTTTTGAAATCATTGAAAGTTTTCATGACGATTTGAAGACCATCATTCAAACCCCAACCAGCATGAAATTCCATATTTTTATTTTTTTCAACAACTTCAGACTTAATAAGAAAAGTATATTCCAACATATGTTCGAAATTTTTAATATCATCAAAATAAATATTTGTATATATATGTTCTTTCTTTTCTTTTCCACTAAAAATGGAGTTTTTATTAGATAGTAGTTTACTAGGTTTAATTTTGCCATCTTTTAGAATTTTTATTAAAGAATTATACGAAAAAGAACTATGTGTGAAATAATAATTATACATATAGTATTATAATTGAGAAAAAAATGAAAAATATAAATATTTGAGAAGTTAAAATAATAAAAAATCAATTAAGTAAGAATGAGTCTAATACCAACATATATTGTTCAAAATGCAATGGAAATTTGTCCTAGTGTAAATGCTGTAATTTATAGTTCATATTCAAATCAAGTAATTGGTATTGGTGGAATTTTGAAAGGAACACCTTGTGATGCTAAACCAGAACATCATACCAAAAATAAAGTTTTTCATGTTATCGAATATTCAACAACTGATAAGAAGTATTATGCACACTAAATTTTTTTATTTGTAAATAAAATTTTTTATATTTAATTTATTATTGAATATATTTGAAATATTTCTTTTTTTCTATTGATGATAATTTATCAATAGGATTACCGATAGTGTACTCTGGAAAATATTTTTCAACACCACGACGAGTTTTGAAAAGTAAATCATTCGTACATTGTCCATGTTTCAAACAAGGTTCGTCCGAATAACAATTGTTGATTGGATTATATTTGATAAGAAATCTTTCTAATACATTATATTTTTCTTTATTGAGACAATTTTGACAACGACAAAATTTCACATAGCGCAAGTAATCACTTTTTTCCAATAATTCATTAGCGACATTAAACCATTTTCTTTCAACGCGATTTTCCCAATAAATGACGACATAAATAGTTTCAAAATAATATCTTTTCATACCGAAACCAAAATGTCTATATACAATAGTTTTGTTACGTTTAATTTCATCTTCTGTATAAAATATCTTTTTTTGATTAATTTGTTGATTTTTTCTAGATTTAATATTATTTTCAGGAATCAATCCTTTTTGAAAAGGAATATATGGAATGATTTCTTCATAGCAATCTTTCGAATGGAAGAAACGTTTTTCATTCCATTCATACCATTCAAATTCAAACCATCTTTCACTCATTACTCTAACATTCAATGAATCAATATGTTCATAATCCATTTGGATTCTTTTTAATAAAATATAATAATGACTATGACAACCAATTATAAATTTCAATTTTTTTATAGATGTGTCAAAAAATTGATTTATTTAAATAATAAAGATATAATAAAACAATAATTATTATATCTAATGTATCAAATATCAGATAAAGTAATTAAAACAATCTATCATATCGCAGATATTCACATTCGTAAAAGTAATGAAAGAGATGAAGAATATGAGGAAATATTTAAAAAAGCAACCGAAATAATCAATGAAGATGTAGAAAACTCATTAATAATAATTGCTGGAGATTTATTTCACGACGTCTTAAGTCCAACAGCAATATTACTAGCGAAGAAGTTGTTATTAATGTTGAGTCAAAAAACAGATGTAATAATATTCCGTGGTAATCATGATCAAGCAAGTAAAAGTAATACTGAAACATTGGATTATTTGTATCCAGTATTATTTAAATTAGAATCTAAATTCAAAATTCATATTTTAGAAAAGACTGGAATATATGAATATGGAAATTTAGTTTTTGGTTATACAGATATTTATGAAAAAGACATATTCAAGATTAACAATTATGAAAATAAAATTAAAATCGGGTTATGGCATGGTACTATATATGGAGCAACTAATGATATTGGAAATGAACTATTAGAAAATAATTATGTAAAAGTATCAGAATTTAGTTGTTATGATTATGTAATGTTGGGAGACATCCATAAATTTCAATATATGAACAAGGAAAAAACAATGGCGTATAGCGGTTCATTGATACAACAAAATTACGGAGAAGATATTGAAAAACATGGAATATTAAAATGGAATTTAGAGACAAAAGAAAGTCATTTAATACCAATCAGTAATGATTACGGATATATGATAATAGAAGTTAAAGATGACAACTATGAAATGCCTAAAACAATACCAAAGAATGTTAATTTGAGAATCAATTATACAAATAGTACGAAAGAAGTAATTAAAGAAATTTATGAAAAAATTACAGGTAAAGTCAAAGTTATTTCATATGATGAAAAGCATGAAGAACAAAATGTAATAACGCCAGAAAATAATCAAGTAATACAACATGAAACGTCAAACGATACAACAACAGTTGAAATATTAATGAGTTATATTAAAGAAAATTATCAAATGAATGATGATGAAAATAATAAAATAGAAGAATCATTAAAAAAAGTTGTAAAAGAAATGGAATATAATTATGATAGTGATAAACGGATAATTAAACTAAAAAATTTAATATTTAATAATTTCAATGTTTTTGGAAGAGGTAATTGTTTAGATTACACCGCAATGAAAGGAATCATTAATATGAGTGGTAAGAATGGTATAGGAAAGTCAAGTGCTGCA